TGCACGGGTCCTCGGGAGGGCATGGAGTCATTTCCTAAACTGGTGCGGGAGGAATTGTAAAATTGATGTCCATAACGCCGGGATCCGTGCAGGTGATCGTGACGGTTGCGCTCGCGATAACCTCGCGAACGATTGCGTAAATGTCGGCGGTATTTCCGCCGCCCCCGAGCACGTCGAGGTTGAAAGTCAGGACAGCGCCGCCCTCAGGGCCGACCTCTAGCTTGGCAGCGTTGGTCGGAATGAAGGTCATGTTCGCGAGCGAATTGACGGTCCCAATTAATTCGTTTGCACGCTCCGCATTCAAGAGCGTGTCCTCAGACCCTTTAACGACTGGAGCGATGCGTTTTGCCATTAGACCAGCACCTCCACATTTACATCAGGGTATGGGACGTAACGTTCTTTCCGCACCCAAATATTCCCTTTCCAGCGCGTGACCTCCGAGTCGTCTCCTAGATACGGACTCGTGATTGTCAGGGATGGTGGAGTGCCCGAAACAGGGTTTGTTCCCTGTGTGCAAATTGCGTTTTCGATTTTGAAAATCTTCCAGCCCTTATTGATCGGAATGTCGACTGCCGGATTGTCTGTTGTGTAATACTTGTAATCAACCCGCGTCGATGCCTGCAACGGGAAAGATGCGCCCTGCGGAAATCCAATCCAGAGGCCCGTGTCAATGTCGCGCACATAGACGACGGTGTAATTGTAAACGATGCTCTCAAATTCGCTCCTGTCGGGCGGCTTTTGGTAATAGGTCCGCGTCCACTGCAGCATGCCCGCCCCGGCATCCGTTGGCGTCGACTCCTCAACCAGATAGTAAAGCGTGCCGCTGATGTTGATCGTGCTATTCCACGCGAGCGGGGAGAAGTTCGCGGCGTTCACCTGAAATTCTTGCGTAAAGAATTTCGCCTGAACGTCAGAGTCGTAACCGAACACTCTGGGCCCGGATGCTTGAGCCGTTGTCGCTGCCGCTGGTAGATCGTAGTAAACTCCGGTTGGCATAGCGTGTTATTGGTTCGTGATTGCGACGATTTTAAGGCCCTTCAAATTGGCAGCTGCTGCGCTTAAATCGCCCGCAGCTTTATCCATGCGTTGCTCTGGTGCCATCGGCTGCATTGCCGGCGCGGCGTCTTGGATTTTGCCCTCTCGGATTTGTCGATCAACCATCCTCTGGGCCCGTTGCTGCGCCTGACGCACTCGCCGCGCTTCTCTGTCTGCGGCAACCCGTTCCGCCGGAGACATTAGGAGCCGCTGGGTCTGCGCCTCTACTAGATCCATTTTGGCTTGTCCGGCCTTGGCAGCAAATTCCCCGCCGATGTCTCCACCGACTTCTTTTGCCTGTTCCAGCATGTGCAGCATTTCCTTCATCTGCGCCTTTTGCTTTCCTCGAAAATCCAACACCTTTTTCTCAGAGTCGTCTTGGCGCTTTGCTAGATCCTCCTCGGCATCCATCCGCCGCCGATGCACTTCAAGCACAGTCTGTTCGGCCTCCTTCTCTCGATCCTTTTTGAATTTCGATATTTCCTGCTCGAAAAGTCGTTGGTTTTCTGCGCGGCGATTGTCCGCTTTTTCGGCTGCCACAACCTCTTTTGCAGGGCCAACGGCCTGCGCCTCTGCCATCGGATTTTGAATCTGCTCACCAAACCCCATTTTCCCAACCGTGAACTGCACGCCTTTAAACCATGCCGCAAGCCCGTTTGCGGATTTCGATTTTACGTTTTCCCAAAAGCGGTCAATTCCATCGCTCGCCTCATCCAAAGCCTTAACTGTCTCCTCGGACATCACCTGTATTTTGTCGCTTGTTTCTGAAATGCCATCCGAGCCTTGCGACATTGCGCCAACCATTGACTTTCCAGCCTTACCAAATACCGCAGAGAGTTTGACGGTTTTTTCTGCCGCAGAACTCATTTCTTTTGTAGCATCTGCGATTTTCAAGAGCACCTCGTCCGGCGACATATTCCGCAGATCGTCCAGTGTGACTCCGAGCGCCTCAAAATCAGCGATGGCTGATTCGCTGCCACCCTTCGCCTCTTCTATGTTTGAGTTTAGCGTTTCAATCGCTTTCCCGAATTTCTCTCCACTCACTCCAGACTCACCGAACGCGCCTTTAAGCCTCTGCAGTTGCTCAACCGTGACGCCTAGGTTGTCGCTCATGTCCGCGACGCTTCCAGCCGCATCCATTAAGCCCTTTGCAAACCCTGCCAGTTTATCGACCGCAAACAAACTTGCGCCAACCGATGCGAGCTTGCCGATTGCTCCGGAGAAAATCCCACCAGCACTTGATCCAGCCTTGGATGCAGACTGCTGCATATCACGCGCAGCACGATCCATTTTACCCTTTGCCTGCGCAAGCCCTACGTCCATTGAGGCCGTGTCGACCCCAAGTTTCGCCATCACTGTTGTGCTCATGCCGCAACCTCCTCATTCAGTTTTCGGAGATACTCACCGACCACTTTGCTCGACTTGCGATTGATTAGCGCAGCTCGATTGCCGCCGCGTGCAACATGTCGCAAACGGAAAAGCTGAAACACAAATGCAATTTCCAGATTCAAAATTTCAGAGATTGGCCAACTATACTCTGAGGCAATCGCGTCAACCATGACAGCAGCACTTGAAGCGATTGGAGCGCTGGAATCTGCGGCTCCGCTTGATGCAGGCGCGTCCATAAATGCATCGTCAAGAAACCCATTTATTTCGCCAATCATACTCTCCGTTGAAGCTCTGCGCACACGGCGCAAAACTGCCGAATTTCTGCGCTTCAGAAGCATGCGCTCCAACCACCCCGCCTTTGGTTGCCGATGCGATACAGACTGCAAAATAAGGAACCGCATGCAATCCATCCGCGAGATAAAACCACCCGAGACAAACGGCGACTTAATCGCCTGCAGGTTGATTAAGTCGCGGACCGTAAACGGCCTGCACTCAATCCCGCAAACCTCCCCCCCGATGCCCAAAAGGACGGAAGACCTTGCGGACTGCTCCTGCTCAACCGCTTCCTTAAAGCCGGGAATGTCTCGGAGGTTCATGCGAATCCTCCGGCCCGATTAAGGTGCCGGTGTGTTGATGCGTTTCCTGAACGAGACGTTGACCTTGGTCTCTGCGTCTTGCGAGAAGCTCTGTCCGACCTGAGAAATCAGAAAATAAACTGCCACGCCGCCAACGGTCGTGATTTGGAATGCGTCGCCGATTGCAGGCAACGCCGTTGCGCTGCTTGCAAGCTGGAGGGTTGCGGTTCCGGTAACGAACCCCTCAACGATCACCTGACCGCTTGGGACACCGTATTCGTCCTTTTGTTCGATGATCGTGGATGGAGCATCGATGGAAATGTTTTCGGCAACGTATGCGACAGAGTCGATCGTGACGACCTGTGAGCCGAATACTAAGCCGCCGTCGTTTTTGGTTCCTGCTGGATCTGGCATGATGTTTTAGGCCGTGTCAACTAGGCCAAGCGTTCGTTCGTATCGATACGATGAAATCAAATTGGATCGTGGAAACGTCGGTTTCATCCTCCTCACCAATTGATCTTTCAGTGCCGCTCTCCTGAATCATTGTGAGCGTGTGATATGGAAGCACCGTCGCATTGAATCGGTCTTGAAAATATTGCGCCGCAAGGCGCACGTCAGCAACCCAGTCGGAATGGATGTCAGGTTGATCCTCTACGCGCTTTGTCTTGACCTGCGCTGTAAGCGTTCCGCTCCACGCGTCTAAAGTAAAAAGCCCTGCGGCATATTGCCCGCGATGCCCGGTTGCTCCTCCGAGCACCGCTTGCACGTCCACACGCGGAATTGTCAAAACGTCAACATCCCGGCTCTTAAATGCCGTCAACCCATCGGCTTCGAGTACGTTCTGCCATGCTGATTCGATTGCGTCTTCTACCTTAAACAGTGTTTGTAAGTCTGGTGCGCTCATATCATTTAGGTGGTTTGACAAACACGCCGGGATAACGCGTCGCCCGCTTCTTTGCATCCTCAAAGACCTTAGCGTCCACGTCTTTCATAAAGGCCTTCACGCGGGCTTTGATTGCGGCCTGAAGGATTACAGACGCAAAGCCGTTCTCCGTCAGATTCTTGTAGCGTTGCTTCATTACAACATAGGCGTCTCGCATGGTGAAGTGTTCGGTGCCTTCCGTATTCCTGTAAATTTTCTTTGATGTCGACTTGGCTTTCTGGACGTATGCAGGCGCTTTGAGGATGTACTCAACTCCGAACTCTTTTGCGATATTTAGCCAAGTCTGTTTCGAGAAGCCGCGAGCACCTAGGATTTTTTTACTCCACTCCTTCAATTTCAAGGCGATGCGGTTATTCGCTGCGGTGTATCGCGCCCAACGCGCATCCGACCAACGCCGCTCCGGAATTATAGGGTAGATCGTTGGCTTTCCTGTCTTGGTCGCATAATCCTTCCAGAACTTTTTACCGGTACGCGTCCCAATGATAATTGCGGTTCCGTCCCTCAACGGGAAAAAGCCTTTTTCCATATTCGCAACCTGCCGCGCCCGCGCATTAAGTTTCGCACGATCCGCCGCCTTCGTCTTGCCCATCACGCGCTTTAGCACAGATCCGGCCTGAGTTTTCACAACATCCTCAAAGCTTTTGCCTGACATCTTCGCAAGGTCATCGCAAAGCTTTTTGAAGCCAACCGTGTCGACGTTGATTTGAAGACTCATCGAGGAACCGCTGGAGGTTGCTCTTCTTTAAGCATCAGCCGTACACACGGATCGTCCGGGTCGTCGTCCAACTGAGTAACGCGGACCCATTTTCCGTCTAGTTGAGCGGTTGAGCGGACAACGATCCCGAGACGGGTGCATTCCGTCCGCAGCATCTCAATTGTTAAACTGAAATCCCCGAAGAACCCGCTGGCCTGCATTGCCAGTGTTTCGGCAAACGGAGTGAGAACGCATTGAGCGGAGAGAGAGTTTCGAGTGATTGTGCTCCCGCACTCATTCGCGACTTCGGAAAAACCACTTTGCAGTAAATCGTAAAACTCTCCCATGTGATTTGATTTTTGCGAAAAGGGGGAGCACCAGTTGCCCGATGCTCCCCCGTTTCAATTTAGCTACTGCCTTTTTAAGCCTTGGCTTTTTTCGGCGCTGGTTCTGGCGCGGGAGCATGGCAGAACGCCTTGCGCCGCAACCGCCCCTGCACAGTGTCGACCAACCAAACTTCGTCGAATGGAGTGCCTTCCGACACGCCGCCATCCAACACGATTGATGCAAACCGCTTTTTGGCGCTGCTCAAGTCTGTCGGTTGCCCGATGGCCTGAGCCGAACCACTGCAGACGCCCAAAACGTAAGCGAAATTTGCCATGGCTTTTTAAGTTTAGGCGGAGACGATGCGCTTGATGCCTGCGCCGATGCCGACAACGGAACCGTAGACACATTCCCACACCTTCTTTTTCTGGCCGGAATCTTCGTCGTACCATTCGCGCACGCCGATCGTGATTCCGGTAGCCGGATCCGTAAGGGCTTCTGCGCGGGTGTATCCGTGGCCCTCCTGCGGAGCGAGGTAGCGGATGGCAACCGCGAGCGCGGAAGGATGCACAGCGAACCCAACAAGGTTCTGGCCGTTGGCGGGAATGATCGTGCTCTTGTACACGTCAAACCCTGCCAAGCGTGGGAGCTTGTTATTGTGCAAAGGATCGTTGGTTCCGTAGGCCTGAAGCACGGTCACAGTCTGATCCTTGAGAAGGTTCGCGTAGTAGGTTTCCTTCAGGACCAAAGAGCGCATTTCCTCGGGCATGTCTGCGGTATCGCACACCTGCGCCAGAGTGATGACGCTGTCGACGTCGAAAGCGGTTGCAGCGCCGGTGAATGATGCCGCGCCGAAGTTGGCTAGAGTCACATTCGCGAGGATGTCCTGCACGACTTTCTTCCCGAGCTGGAAGCCCTTCTGCTTGCCGTACATTTCGAGATTCAGAACGCTCGAAGATGCAACTTCGACGTCGTCCAAAGCCCCGGAAACGTACACGGGCTGCCCAAGGCTAATTTCGACTGCGTCGGACGTGTTGTCCTGAATGACGTAGTCCGCGCCTGTGACTTTTGCGACTGCTACCGACTGAGCGCCGATCCGCGGAATCGACACTTTGTCGCCTTTTTTTACAGCATCAGCATTGAAGCTTGTGCTGAACGCCTGCAGAGGAAGGAGGGCAGCGACGAAACCGTCGAGCACCCCCTGCGAAATGACATCGTCGTTGATGCCAGTAATGGTGTTTGCCATATGGGATTTTTATTTTGGGTTACTTGGTGGATTTCGCCGCAACGAAAAGCTCGTTACGGTGCTGCCTGACAAACGCAATCCTTTCGGATGCGCTGCCCTTCTCGCACAGTTCATTGTACTGCCTCAGAAGATCTTTTTTAGGAGCCTCAGAAGGCTCGCTTTTCGCTCCAAGAGCGATTGGAGGGTGCCCTGCACGGGCAACGATTTCAGCGGCCTTTGCGTTCAACCGCTGCTCTGATTCAAGCGTTTTTGCTTTCTCGGATTCGAGTTCGGCTTTCAGCGCGTTAACTTCGGCGCGTGCTGCCTCAAGGTCAACTCGTGCAGCCTCGACCTCAACTTTTAGGATGCCGATGTGCGCCTGTGCTTCGCTCAGTTCAACGCCAGCTTTTGCAAGCATCGCATGGAAATCAGGCAACACTGGCTCTTCAATCAAAGCCGCCACTGGTTCCGAAGCCTGCTCCAGCACTGGCTCCTGAGCCTGTTTTTCATTTCGTTCTAGGTCCATTTTATTGTCCTCCAAAGTTTTCTCGTGCTCCGCGTATTTCGCTTCGGCCCACGCCATCGCACGCTCCGAGTCCGACTTAGGCCACCCACCCCAAAGCGCATGCGCAACCATACCGGGGGTCGGATTCGATTCGTCTCCCTCGACGCCGTCCAGATCGCCCATATGCCGCGCGAACCATGCTGCCATCCTCTGAGCCTTGTCAGGCGAAACGAGATTCCCTCCAGCGATTGCACGCGCTTCCTCAATCGTCGAGTCTGCGAGCCCGTCTCCGCCGAAACCTTTCTCGAACCAGTCGAGTCCTTTTCGAAAATTGTCGCGCATCCATCCGGGCGCGGGCCACGGATTCGCGAACTGGAAAACTCCGGAAGGTGCCTTGGCTGAGATGGCGGAAAGATCGATCTTCGCGGCGGCCTGCATCCCCTCGAAAATTTCGTCGGCGAGGCCAAACGCCACGGCTTCCTCTGCGGAGAACCATGTCTCATCGTCCATTGCTGCAGCGATGTCTTCCTCTGGCATCCCGCTTTTGTCCGCGTAGATTTTGACCAGCGAATCTTTGAGCTTGTCGAGAACGTCGGCCTGCTTGCGCATCTCCTCGGATCCGCCTGCGGCTTGGCTCCAAGGGTTATGAATCATTAGGAAGCCGTTGGAGGCGATCTTCACGGGCTTGCCTGCCATCGCGATAACGGAGGCCATGCTGGCGGCGATTCCGTCAACCATCGTCGTGACGCCTGCCGGATGGCTCCGAAGCGCGTTGAAAATGGCGTGACCTTCAAAAACTGATCCGCCGGGCGAGTGAATGTGAAGATTGATGTGCTGATCTTTGCGAGCGCTCAACACATCGATGAACTCAACTGCCGAAGCGCCCCAACCGCCCACTTCTCCGTAAAGGTACAGATCGCTTTGAGGCGCTTCTGCGGACGCTTTGAATTCAAACCAGTTGCTTGGCATGATGTTTTTCGCGTGTCAACTCTGCGCCATGTCGTCAACCGGAGCGCCCTGCATGCCTCCTCCGATTGCTCCGGCTGAAGTGCGCTGCTGAATGAGATTAAGGGCGATTCCGAAATCCACTCCAGCTTGATCCGCAACCCTTCGCGCGCGCGTCAACAGGTCGAGTGTTTCTCGCTCGCGTGCGTCCATGTGCTGCTCGATAACCTCTCCCTGCTCTGCGATGACCTCGGAAAGGTTTTTGAAGCCTAGTTTGTAATCCTCGCGCCGCGCTGCGCCATCGCGCCCAAGATCGATCGAGAATTTGGGTGGCAATGTGAAATCCCACTGCAGGAACCCTGCTGGATCGGAGCCGCGATATTCTGGAAGTATGCCTTCCTTTATCGCTTTTGAAACCGCATATCCGACAATCCGATTTGCCATCGGACGAAGGAGTTCCTGTCGGTCCAAAATCGTCGTGCGTGCCTTCTCGATCTCTGCGCGCTCCTGCGTTCCGTTCTGCCCGTCTGGTTTCCAGCACAAGCTGTAAGGCCATCCAATGCCTAGAAGCGCCTTGCGCGCGAGCCGGTCTTGGAACGAATCCCAGTCCGCGCCGGGCCTCATGTTAACAAACTGCTCCAGCTTGGACCCCGAGCCGCTCTTGAAATAAGTGATGGTGCCGCCCTCAAGTCGCTGGATGCTCATGTCTCCATCGCGTCCCGAATCACCCAAAACCATTCCGGGGTCGTTGATGTCTGCTTGCCCGCTCTCGTTCGTCTCGATCAAAGTGCGACTTGACGAGGCGAGTTGATTGAGTTGCTCCCAATATTGCGATTGGTCAGCGTCCCGTAAATCGTTCAACGCATGCGAAAAAATCGGGAATCCTCGGAGTTGGTCGGCCCACTCTGGATCGTACGAGAAAATCAAATCACGCGCCGAAACGTCTCTATCGTCTGCCTCGGTGTCTCCAAGAATCCGATAGGCAACCGGTCTTCCTGTTTTGTTGCAGATAACGCCATGCGAAATTTCGAGCCCCTTGTAAGGACCGCTTTGAACGGTGGTTTCTTTTACCCGCTGCCCGATTCGATGCGCGGGAATGGTTTGCACCATCGGCCACATCCCGTCCTCTGATGTCGTCAGCAAAAAGCCCTGATCCCCGTCCCTGTCAATCGCGATCGATGTCAGGTAAAGCGAGGTCTTGAAATCGTGGTTTTCCCCTCGGACATTACATGTCCCATACCATAGCCGCAACCACTCGGAAGCAACCTTCCCCCACTCTTGATCGGCCCCTCTGAAAACTGGATTCCAAGCGCGCCCGATGGCGTGCATTGCCTTCTGGACGGTGGCACCTTTTACGATTCCGTTGTTTGCCCACAAGCGCCGCGACAGCGAAAGCACCGCACGCCAGTCTGTGAGGTCGACGGCCTTTGAGATGCCTTCTGTGCGGACCGGGATGTAAGGGCGGCCGGTGGTTTGCGACGCTGCGTTTAAGAGTCGCGCGTCAATGGGGTATCCGAACTGGTCAACGATTGGCATTTCAGAACCTCGCTTTGGTTGTCCGGACCGGTTTCGTGTTTAGGTAGTCCTGTATTTCCTGCAGACTCGACCCGTCAAAAAATTCAAGCGCCTCTTCCGCAGTCGCCATGATTTGCGACGTGCTTAATTTCGGATCCACTTGGAAGGAGAACGACTTCCCGTTTGCGGAAAGACTCGTCATCATTTTCCCGCCCTTCTCTGTGAGCATGGAAAACTGGCCGGTCACGATGTTTTCGAGAACCTCGCGGCCCTGCGTCATCGCAATCCTCAAAAGCGATTTGATGAAAAAGTCAGGCGCGGCCATTGAAATTCAAATCCCTGTCAACTCGATCCCAAGAACCCATTGAAGATTGCAAACACCGTCTGCATCGCCTCGCAATCCCACAAATGGTTGTCTTTGCGGATCCGTTCCCATCGCGCTGCCACGGCCTTCGTCGCCTTGTTAACAACGTCGCGCTTAACCTCGGATGCAATCTGGTGGATGTAATCTCCTGACACGTCGTCAGGTGTTTCCCATTTGGCTCCCTTTCCTCCACGAAGGTTAGCCAAAACGTCTTTCACCTTTTCGTTTGACCAAAACAAATAGAGTGCCGTCCCGCCGCATGGAGCCGAAGCGCGTTTGATTTCCGAGTAGAATTTTTTGACGGCAGGCTTGTTTTTCGGGAAGTGCATAAATCCATCGTCTTTTGCTCCGTGCAAGGCAACCCATCCGAACCGCACGCACTCATCGTAAACTTGCCCTGTCTCAAACTGCGCGTCCTGAAATACATACTGCTTGCGAATACGCATCCTCTGCCTGAGCGCCTCGATGTCCTCTGACGTGTGGACCTTCCCCTCCCAAAGCAATCGACTTTCCCCGTCTCGCTTCCAAGCTCGCACAATAACCCACCGGTGATCTCGTTGCCGGTCAATCGTCATCGCTCTGACAACCGGAGACAGGCGGCTTTCAAACTCTTCTCCGTCCCAAGGTTCTCCGTTCTCATATTCCGTTTTGGAATATCCAGCGCCGCCCAACGCAACCTCGGGTGCGGTTTCCTCTTCCTTCCAAAACTCCGCGAGTCGTTTTGTCTTGAAGATTTTCAACGGCTCTTGATCGCCCAGCGAAAGCGCCTTTTGTGCGCGTGTCCATCCGAGTGCGAGGTCGCCCCATTTCTCGTGAAACAATGCCATCGCTGGAGCATGCCATCCATGATGTCCCGGCAAACCTCCGGGATTTGTAACGACGTAACGAGACGCCATTGAAAGCTCGCGCCGAACCTCTGGCCGGTCCTCGTATCGTGTCGAACACATAGGACACTCATAATGCGCAGACTGAGCGATTGCCGCTTCGTCAATCCGCCCATCCTCTGTCCGCTCAACCTCATATTTCAAGTTTTTGAAATCCCATTGCGAAACCTCCGAACACGTCGGGCACACCAGCGAAAACTCTCTCCTGTCTGACCGCATCCATGCGTCGAAAAGCTCCGTACTTCTCCTCTCGTTTTGAAGCGCGATGTGCTGGTCGCCACCCTGAGACACGATGATAATCCGCGAGTTCCACCGCGAATGTGTACGGGCGCGCGCCTCTTCTATCAGGCCGTGCTTAATCAGCCACGCCTCGTCAAGGAACACATACCTAACTGACTTGCGTTGGAAGTTGGCCTTGTTCGCACCTCCAACGAAGAGAGACATGTGTGGCAGAATCACCGCATCCTTGCGCTTTGCGTGTCGGTCAATTCCTGCGAGTGCAGCGGAAATCGGGTCGCACGCTTTGAGAATTGGAAGGAGCCGGTCCTCCATGTGCTCCTTCGCATCGGGATCCGTCTGCATCGAAAGCAAGATCCCTCCGGGCGCTTCGGAAATGATGTAAGGTATGGCGACATCGAACACTGTGGTCTTTCCGGCTCCCGTCGGCAAAATCAACACCTGCTCCTTCACTGTGTTGTCAGCGAAAAACTCCAATGGTTCCGCAAGCCATGGCGAAGCGTGCGGATCGAACGAAGAAGAGCGGGCACTGTTTGGTATTTTGACGTGCTCGCTCGCCCACTCCGCGACTGGTCTTTTATCCCTTGGCCGCCAAGTTGAGGCCCAAGATTCAACAACCTTGCTTGTCTGGATCATCGTAAAGCTCCGAAAACGAGTTGCTTAATTCAGCACACAACCTCTCCATGATTTCGTCCCATCGCTTTTGCATATCAGATGCCGGAAGCCCTTCCCAGTTTGGAACATCTCCGCCAACCCTTAAAAGCTCAGACCGGAATGCATTTCCAATCCGCACCATGTCCCTTTGAACCGCGTCAATAGGTATGACCCGCTTCAGGTCGATGTCGTTTTTAATTCGGATGCGTTTGATTTCCTCAAGAACTTTTTCAAGCTTCGCGTCCGCTAATGCTTCAGCTTTACCTCCAATTCCTGAAGATCCTGCTGGAGAATTTTTCCTAGAAGCAAACCATGCTGACATCGCATCCACGTCGTCAAGCGGCGCCCCGGCGTCTCTAGCACGCTGAATTGTTTTTGGATTGCAACCGTAAAGCCTTGCGTACTCCTTGTCAGTCTTTGGAGTCTTCGAGTCCGTGGACTGAATCAACTCAATCTCTGCACGGGTAAGCGTTTTGCCATCATTCAGCCGCTTGGCAATGTTTGCCAAGTTGCGTTTTAGCATCGCCTCCGAAATTGATGTCTTTGCCTGCTTTACGTCTTCTTCCATTTATCCTCAATGATTTTTGGAATGGCGTTTTCCCAAGATATTCTATGGTGCAAGCGATTCATCGCCATATTTTTGGCCACTTTGGCAAATGATGGGAAATTCATAACACTGTAAAAACTTTTTACATATGTTCCACTTGCCAAATAAGTTTCAGACATTCCGCCTGAATTTGTTTGGGTCTGAAGTTGCTGCAGATAGAATGTCGGATTTGTAAAAAACAAATCACCTTTTGATCCTAACAACAAATAGGTATTGACGTCTTCATTTAATCTGCTGAAAAACCAAAACCTCCTACTTGTTTTGCAAAAAAAGGAATTCATGGCCTTCCTCTTCTTGAATGGGAAATGGTCTAATTTGGTTTTCTCCGTAAGGCCGCCAATTAAATCTCCAGTTTGCAAAAAGCAGACCGATTTTATTCTTTCGTCGCAATCAAGGAAATTGATATGAGCTTCAAAAACTTTTGAAATTTTAGAGCATCTTTTCCTTACAATTTTTCCATCTCCGTCAGTGCTGTATCTGAAGCTAGTGTAGTCATCATCAAGCACCAAGAAATATTCAAATCCGAGTTGCTCGGCGAAATCAAAGCATGCATTTCTAGCATGCGTCGTTGTCCTTCGATTGTTGAAATTATCGCAAGAATCTACTTTTGATGCATAAGTTTTTTTGTCGAAAACTAAAACCTTTGCTCCAAAGTTTTTCTTGTATTCTTCAAGTGTCTTGTCTTCATCGTCGCAGACAATAAAAACAGGGTCAGTACATCCTGATTTTTGTAAAACGTTTAACGTTTTTGTGCTGTTGGGGCGACCATGCGAAATGATGAAAACACAAAATTTATTTTTAAACATTTTCGTCTTCATCAATTTGAGATTCGGGCTCTTCACTCAATGAGTCATGTAAGTCTTTTTTCAATTTTATATATCCAAGCTCTAAAGCTTGATTGTAATCGATTATCACCAATGCCATTTCCTCCATTAAATGCTGCACTTTTTTCTCCGCATGGCAGTAAAATTCAGCAATCAATCCATAATTGAAAACGATGTGCCTTGATGCTGCTTTTTTCAAAAAAACTTTTATGTCATCAGTGCAGTCACTGGCGTCTATTTTTGAAAGAAAGTCTTCTGCCTTTTTAGAATCTAAAAGAGTTGAAATTACTGGCTTTTCACCAGTCGGTTTGTAGACAGGCGCATCGATCTTTGATGTGTAAATTTCTTTTTTCTCAGCGCTGATCAGCTCCTTGATCGAATCTTGATCAAATCCAATTTGTTCAACATTCACATCAAGGGATGCAAGTTCATCGATCTCGAGCTTTAGCATTTCCTCATCCCATCCACCGCCTAGCTCTGAAAGCCTATTGTCTGCCAAGATGTAAGCACGCTTTTGGTTTTCTGAAAGGTGTTCAATGCGAATGCATGGGACTCTTTCCATTCCTAGCTTTTGCGCAGCTAAAACGCGCCCATGCCCTGCAATGATTCCGTTTGCGCCATCAATCAAAACAGGGGCATTGAACCCAAACTCTTTGATGCTGGATGCAATGCTTGCGACCTGAGCCGGAGGGTGCTTTTTAGCGTTTCTCGCATAGGGGATCAAGCTTTCCGTATCGACCTGCTGCACAGAAAGAGCGCCCAGTTCTTGCTTTTTGTTCATAAGAATTTCTTTTAATTAGAAAAATTTTGGTATGCTTTTTTTGCCTAGTGCTAGGTATTTTTTTCCTGCTTGTGGAAAATTTTTCCTAGACAGAATGCAAATTTTTCCTGTCATGGGCTTTGTCCGCGTGTTTTGCTGGCCCTGCAGCCTGAAAATGGCCAAAAAGATTCCTTAGAGGGGGGGTACTAGGCAAATTTTGCCGATTTTTGTCCGAAACCGGCACTTTTTGCCTACCTGCATGAATAAACAATTTTCCAGCGTATTCAGCGGCGTGCATACTCATTCTTGCTCTCCGTGGATTTCCGAAAGCCACTTGAACAGTTCTTTCGTTTTCGTCTTGACCTGTTCCCGGTCCACCCGTAGCTGACCAAGGTCCATCAGGCGAGACACCCGCCGCCAGTGAAGAACCATTCCGCTGATGTGAGGCAACGCATCCATGCGCCGATCTTCGATTGGATGTTGCTTTTGCGCTGGAGGCACGAACTGAAGTTCAAGCATTCCCTGCCGGATCCTGCCTAACTTAATATCGTCCAGCGTCGTCTCCTTACTGAACCGCAATAGTCTATCTGCAAGCGGTTTGCTTACCTGCGCCTTCTCAAGCACCGAGTCGAATGCGTCTGCGTATTTATTCCGCACCACCTCAAGGCTCGTGCCTAGTGTATGCGCGGCGAAGAGGGCGGCCTTAACTCGTGCCTCAGCGCTCTCTTTGTGATGGTAAAACACCCGCGCATTCATTAGCGCGTCTTGAACCTCTTGCGGAGCCGCATCCCAAACGGCTTGGTCATGTGTTTCTGTCATAAAACTCTGTGCTCTCGCTTTGCGGATCGGCACCGCGCCCGCGTCTCATCGCTCTTCATTGTCCTATTGCGCACGCCACCGAAGCAGTCTCGGAACTGGCTGACGAGTTTGCTGAGTGCCTGCCTTGTGATGCCACTACACTCTCCCAAAACTTCGAGCGGCTGCCCGTCCAGCAGATCGGGCCGGAGGACGTAAATCGCCGCGAGTGTGCGATGGCCTATTGCTGACAACCTAGGTCTGCGCCCAAACATGCAAAGCCAGTCCCAAAGCTCCTGCATGCGCTCAATCGCATCTTTATCTTCATGCCCAATGCCCAGCATGGGCTGCCTATAGCCGCCGGGAAATGCCTCCGGGACTGCGATTGCTGCGATGGCGGCGGTTTCGTCCCCGAGTTTTACCGCACCCATGCCCCTTAACGACGATAGGTGCCTAAGGATCCTCGAAACAACAAGAGCCGAATCCGTTGTTGGTTCGGCTTCTGGCTCGATGTCGTCAACAGGGTGCCTCCAATCGGCTTCCTGCGTTCGACCTTTTTTGAATGTTGGTCTGTACTGCATGCGAGGGGCGAGGGAGAGAGGGGGCTGCAGGGAACACATCAAAACCCGCAACCCCCCAAGGGCTTTCACCCCTCGCGAAATCGAATCTCCAACAACGATTGATTTCTGTAAATAGCTGCGCCTAAAAAAACCATTCCAGAGACTTCTGGAAACTGTCCAAAACATGGCTTTTTTGATCCCTATTTTTTAGCCGTTTTTGGCTGCCTTTTTTAGCGTCTGGAAAGAACTGGAAAAAACTAGAAAAAAGACTTTTTTCCAAAACTCGACTTCCAGAAAAAAGGAAAAAACTCGCCTGAATTGTTTCCACGACTTTTTTCCACCGCAAATGCCTTATTTACAGGGCTTTACGAGGCTTTTGGAAAAAAGGAAAAAAGTCTTTTGCTGCTCTTCTTCTTCCTCTCTCTAAGGAAGAAACCCCCCACCCCCTCCACCCCCCCTTAAAGGGGGTGGATGGGGGGGTGGGGGTTTCTTCCGTTAAGAGGATATTATTTATGCGAATGGACTTTTTTCCAGTGAATGGATGTAAAAAAGAAACCCATCCTCGAAAGGATGGGCCTCTAATTGCTCCAAGGATTGGCTTAAAAATTATTCTAATCAGTTTTTGGGGTGGAGATAGCCAACCCTATCTTTTTGAGCCGAATTTCGGCAATTTCGTTGGAGATAGTTTTTTCCGAAACCGAGTGCTCTTTTGCTGCTTCGGAAATGAGTTTTTTCCAGACTTTTGGGTCCCCACTTTTTTCCATCTCCGAGAACACTTTTTCCGCAGCCCCTTCAGGTAACTTTTTAGGCCGTCCGATTTTGAACGTGACCTTTGGTTTTTCTGGCGCTGCTTCGCGCCCCTTCTTCTTTGGCTCCGGCCTTTCGTAATCCGTTTGCTCCCACCGAATGCGCCCATCCGTCGAGTGCCGCAAGAAGATCGTCTCTGTCGATTCGCCTGCGGTTGATTGCAGCCCGGCCCGCCGCCGCCGCTTTGTCATTGTCAGCGAGAAGGTGGGCGGCGCACCTTCCTCTGTCGGTTGTCTGACCAAAACCGCAACCTCCCGAGCCCAGTTTGTTAAAGCGGAAGATCCGAGCCCTGAATAAGCAAGGTCTGACGAAGTCCAGTTCTCCAGCGGCCCCTTGTCCTTCGGCGGCTTGCCTGTGTGGTGCACCAACACAAACGCCGCACCAGACCGAAGCGCAATGCTTCCCAACCGAGTAGCGCAAAACTCTGCGATTACCTTTGCGTCTGAAAGATCGTCCCCGATAAAGGACAGCAACGGATCCACCCAAACCAGATCCGGCTTGTGAAGAGCCACTAGATTCTCCAAAGCGCCGCAGAACTCCGCTCCGGTAAGAGTAGTGATCCGGTGCCACAAGAGCCTGCTGTCTGCATCTCTTAAGTCATCCTGACTCAACGCAAAGCCTGCTGCCACGCCCTGAGCGACTTCCGCAAGGTCCCCGTCGTCATTCTCCGCCTGCAGGATAAGGCTTTTGAGCGGACGCACCGGTTTGATTCCAAACGTCATGTCCGATCGACCAAGCGCCCAACCGATGGCGAGTTGCATGTTGAGAGACGACTTCCCGATTCCGCTTTGCCCGACTAGCAATAGCGAACCCCCCTTACAGATCCACCGGTTACCCAAGAGTGTGTTCGCATCGTCCTTAGTGTCGTATTGCAGGAGGCTGGAAAGTTTCGTCGGGCTTCCGAGTTGCTCTGCCGCGGCATGCCGCTCCCAATCCGCCCAATCAGTCGCGCCTAGCTCCGTTGCCAGTAACCGCTGACGGCGCGGTTCACCGTCAACCGTGCGCCAACCATCTGGGCAGCGGGAATACCGGGACGGGTTGCGGTTGGCCTTGTCGAGGTTAAGCGACTCAAACCAACTAAACACGATGTCGCACCGCTCCGCGTACTCCGCCGCGTCCGCCGCGTCCACCCGCACCCATGCGTGCAGTGACTTGTTTCCCGAGTCGATTACAGCGGTAATCGGAAACCCTGAGTGGAGGAATGCTCCAAACTGCGCGTCTTTGGGCACCTGTCCGCCTGCTGCTGTCGAATCAAACTCAACCAGCACATGCCGGAATTCGGTGACATCCGCGTTGCCGCTGCCGCCCTTGCGCATCGGGTTGATCCGCAGATATAACCCGTCCTTGGTGCTCTCAACCCTATCAATCCCGCCTTTCTTGGCCGCTTTATTCAGCCAAAACTCCCTTGTCTGCACGTTACCAGAGTCCGGATGCCGCTCGCCGTCTGGCCCCTCTACCGTTCGCCCGAGGCTAACGCCCTCGCCCTCCTTAAACGCGAGTTTCAAGAGCCTCTCAAACCCTCCGTCGATCGGATCAGGCGGTTGCACTGGCGTACTCGCCAGCGCGTCCCTGTGAGACTTCCTCCTAAACTTAGGAGGAGCCTGCGGTCTTGGCATTTGCCGAAGTTGGCCAGAAGCGCCTAGTGCAGGCTCGCGTGGTGTGCCTCGGTAAGCGGAATGGATTGTCTGCCGAGCTTCGTGATCGGTAAGCCCATCCGTTTTTGCTCGATCCAATAGCAAAGCCTCCGCGACGGAATGCGTCAATCTAGCATCCCTGAGTTGGCATGCTGCGGCAAAAAGTTTAGCGTTTCGCTCTCCGGAATGTGCTCCCTGTTCCAGATAAATCAAAACTGAGTTGGGAATGTCTGTGTTGGTTGTCTGCATGATGTGTTTTTTGGTTTAAGTTGCAACGCCAACAAAGCCCGCAGGGATGGCCTTGGCATGGCAGCCAAGGGACCGACTCGACAAACCCTTTAGCAATAAACCATCGGGCTGCCTCGATCTCCTGCGGGCTTGATTGATTAAAGAGGCGCTGGCACTCCTCTTCAAATGTTAATTCCTGCACATCTCTCTGCTAATCGGAACGACTTCCAAGAGTTCAATTTTTTTTGAGGCATTTTCAACCATCCGAGTGATTGCCTTTGATGTGTTTTCGTTCGCTATCGCGCAAACACTTATCCAACCGTTGTCTTGTTTTTTCTCAAAACCTGCCCACTGCATAATGCAAACCAGTTTGTCGCCGTCTAATATCGATGCGACTCCCAACCTCTGCCCCGGCCCCTTAACGAGTCGCGCCAATTGGTTGATCAAACCGAGTTTCAAGGCGTAGGCTTTAACCCTCTCGTCTTTGTTGTCCTGAACGATTATTTCGCCAGTCGGCAATCTGTATTCAATTTTTCCAGTCATGTGTTTTTTCGTTTTCTGTTTCGTTTATTTGATTTTGCTTTTCATCCAAAATCCTCTCCACCACATCCGTACACCACACGCAATCCGGTTGACTGCACCCGTTCCCATCGCAGGAGAATAGGTTGTGGTCTTCTATCATTCTGCGCAGGGTCCTCTCGTTTGGGAAGTCGCTCATTTCGCCTCCTTCATATCTTGCATCCAGTGTGTTAACGTGTTCCGCATTCCAACTGTGGCGGTATCAAGCGGTACTCTGCGGAAGTACTGCACCGCCTGCTTCGCCCACCGCTCCCAGTCTTGCCACCTGCGCCTGTACTCATCCCGCTCGACCAGCGCATCCGACAATCTTGAGCGAAGCTCGTTGCGAGCTAACTCTGCGTCAACCCAATATTTTTCGATTTCGCTGAGTTGTTTTTTCAGAGCATTCCGCTCTAGTTCAAGTCGTCTGGCGAAGTCGCCGGGGACCAGATCGGATTGATACGGCTGCCCAGCGTGATCGAAAACTGTAAATGTTCCAAGCGCGTCTGTTTCTGGCGTGTCGCTCATTTTCGGTCCTTCATATCTACCATCCAGTAGGTTAATGCGATGCGCATTCCCTCCGTGTGTGCATCATACGGAATCCGGAAGTCGGTCAAGACCTCCTTCATCCACCGCTCCCAGTCTTCGGAGATACGTTTGTACTCATTCCGCTCCCTCTCCAGTTTGCGGGCAAATTCTGCGTCAACCCAATATTCAGCCCGTGCATCGTAATCGAACGATGCTTCGTCTGTCTCCGGCGTGTCGCTCATTTCGCCTCCTCCCATTTTCCAGTTGCTTTCAGCAGTGCTTCTTGCAGTTCGTTTTCTGAAGCAAAAAATGCAATCAACAAATAATGCCCATCCCACAACGGATTGTTTTTCAAAAAAACACTTTCCAGTTTCAGAACAAAAATCTCCTGCTGCCGGATTGTGAGATTCTGAATTTGCTCGTTAATTTCTTCACGCTTCATGCTGCCTCCTTTGCCGTTACAGCGACAGCCAACGCCGCCCACAAATGCGATTTCATCCCGTACAGCGGGCCCGGATTATTTTTGGTTCCCACCTGTCCTAGTCGGTCGATCAAAGCCGCGCGGATGTTCGCATCTTTAGCACGAGGACTCCCGCAAATGGCGAGTTTAACATCCTTTCGGTAAATCAATTGGACGCGCCCGAGACGCTCCACAAATCTTCCAATCCAAACGCACGTTTCAAAAACCTCTCTGCCCACCGGCATTCCGTATGATGCAATCATTTCGATGGCTGCACTATATGCGCGAAATTCGCCGAATGATATTTTCCGCAACAGGTCGAGGTTGTCCATGATACCGCAATCGTGGATCCTGCTCCCGTCCCACACCACAAACGCGGATTTATCGGTGCCGGGATCAATAGCCAATATGCTTGTGCTCATTCCATCCCCTCCAATGTTTGCAGCCGCTCTTCGCGCTGAAACTTCCGGAATGCTTTTAAGCCAGCGCAAGTTTCTCGATTGATAACCTCTCGCAACGTCAATTTCTCAAGCCCTCGCGATGCAAGCCACCTGTCGCACGCTATGCTAATTTCTTTCATGGTTTGCATGATGCGAAAATCTCCGCTGGTTTCGTCGTCTGATGTTTTTTGCATAAAATAGGTGCGGACAGAGAGGGGGTCGGACCCTCCCTGCCCTAAGTTTTTCAGAACCCAAGCCCGTCGTTTGGAACCGACTTCTGCGGCTCAGGAAGCCAACGCTTGACCTTCATCCGCTCGTTTCCGTTGTACTCTTCGACAAATAGCACTGCTTCGCATGTGCGCCCAATCAGGTCCTCTGAATCCACTTCTACATCCTGACCTTCCTCGATGTGGTTTCCAATGGATGTTAAAAACTCTTGGATTTTCCAGAAGACCTTCTCCGAGAACACAAGGTTCTCATAAATGATCGGCCCCTTGGATCCGTCAGGCATTGCGGCCTCCAATTTAAGCTCGATGACTTCGTTCCCGGCCTTTGAAACCGAGTCGGACGCTGAGAGGATTTCGAGCTTGTATTTTCCCGGCTTAACGATGGTTTGACGTGGTTCTGACGGCTTAACTGCTTTGAATGATGGCATACTTATTTGACGTGTTTGGTTTCTTTATTTTTCACTGCACGCAAAACAGCTGCACTCGCCGCCGTCTCGCAAATCTCTTCCGGGAACGGTTGGCCTGATAGACTCGCCCACAGTTCACGTGCTTTCTTGCCGCTGAGAGTTCCGCATGCTCGCAATACATCCGAGTATGGCAATCCAT